GTGTTGTACACCCGACTTGTAGTCATACTCGTCCAGACTTGCCGCTAGGCGTAGAGCCATAGCTGCTGTTTGAATAGCCTCCTTACGGACGTTCTCTTTGTTGGTTTTGGAACTCTCGTAGCACATCTGTAGCATGTCTTTAGTCAACTCACCAAACTCTTCTCCGAGGATGGCAAGAGCGTGTAGGGGGTCTGTAGGCCACTGTGGGAACTTGGCTGTTGCTCGTTCAAGCTCTTCATAGATCTCAGTTGTAATAGTCATCTCTTCTCCTTTATAGGTTTACCAACGATGTGGTGGCTATGTATGTTAGTAGCACTGAAAGTTAGTAACTACTAACTTGTTAGTAAAATATCAAGAAATTGGGGTGGTAGTAGGATATTGCTATCCTCTAAGGCAGGAGCAAACATTGGTGCAATTTGAGATGGCGTATACCCAGCCAATCCACAACCAATAGGCGTGACGTGGAATAGGATATTTTGGTTATCCCTTGCAAAGGCAACGAACGTAGCTACGCTTTCTGAAATAGCGGGGAGTGGGAGGGTTTGTATTTTGTAGTCTTTTGTTGGGATAGCATAGCAGGATACTTGTTTGTCAGGATTGCAAGTAAACCCCTCTCCAACGCCATAGATAGCTCCGTGATGCTTCAGTGCATGTTGGGCTGCACCTCTACCATGCCTACCTGCTAAGTTACTACCAAAGACGAAACAGTCTAAGTCGTATTGCATATCAGTAGTAGTGGTCATCTCTTCTCCTTTATAGATGTAAGAAAACCTCCAAGCTTTAGGCAAGGAGGTTAGTGTTAGTTGTTACCGACGATCTGTTCTCTTTCTTTTGTATTGACCCCACTCCTCAAACAGTGTAATCACTCCACAAAGACCTGCAATAACCACTGCTAGGCTGAGGATAATAGCTGCAGCCTGTGGTGCATTAATAAGCATGGCAAGCAGGAGTAGTGTCACAAATAGGCAGAAGATAAGGGTCGCGGCAGCTAGTAGCAGAGTCTTAACCTTACCACCCACACTCTTACTATCCCAGTGCTCTCTTTTCAAATGTCTTGGGAATTCCATTATTTTACCTCCCTGGTGATCTCCAGCTTGCTCCGCTTATCCCAGAGGATAGCACCAATCACCCCAACAGTAAATACCCAAGGCGGGAAGTCCTCAATGTATTTAAACAGGATGATCAGGAAGTCCACCCCAACTGCAAGCAAAAGTGGTGTAGCCAAAACCCAGAATAGGATAATCAGCAGCTTGTTTGTGAATGAAATATTCCACAGTAGTTTCATAGTGCTCTCCTTAATCAATCAGAATCTGTTGCAGTTTGTCAATGATGTGTTGGAGTCTACCATCCCACTGGAAGTCTGGGTTGTAGTTGCCCAATCTGTCATACAAGTAGTCAAGGTCGAGGCATAGCTCATTCTCCACCTCTTCTAGCATATCCCATAAGTCCAGTGCGTCTGCTCTGTAACTTGCGTACAGGTTTTCATTCAAGGGGATTTTTGCATCCCCGAAAACCGAAAGGGCAGCAAACTCAACAGCAAGTTGAATATCTTCAATCTTCATTACTTACTTTCAGTGCTTAACAGAGTTACCTGCCTCAGCAGTTGTGATCTTGGCAATATCATCGAGATATGCCTGCAGAAGGGCGTCCTCGGGTTCAACAAGAACACCGTTGATTGCCAAAACCACATCAGAGTATGCAGGGGATTGCTCCAACAGGGCACTTACTTCGTCTTCAATGCTACTTACTTCTTTCTCAGTCAGCACGCTCTCAAGTGCATCCCAGAACTTTGACCGATTGATAAGCCATTCTGGATATACGTCAGTCCGATACTGGTCAACAGTATTTTGGATCTTGTCCTCCGCAGCCTCCAAGCCCGATGCTGCAGCGTAGACCATCTCCATCAGTGTGGCACTCGTGACTTCCAGCATCTCGTAAACATTGCCGTACCATCCGGAAACAAAGACCAGCAGGTCAGATTCTTTATTGCTCAACTCGGCTTTGCCATACAGATACTCTCCAGCCCGCTTTGCTACAGCAGTCTCCTCAATCAGGCAGAGAACTGTGCTATGCATAACACAGATGAGAGGGAAAAGGTTGTGTTGCTTGATAGTTTGAATGTCCATTTTATCTCCTTTGTTGTGTCAAAATGACAGAATTAGTGTTGCCAGGATGGCGATGAGTGTAGCTGCTTGTAAAATCTCCTGATCTTTACGGATCATAGAGAGTATAACCCCAAAACAAGCAGCAAATAGTAGGAAAAACCCTAACAAACTTATAAAAACCATGAAAAATCTCCCTTATTGTTTATTTATGGTCAATTTAACTTGGATTTCCCAGTCTGTCAAGTGCTCAATACGGGGAAGTTGTTTCGGAATGTTCAAACAGCTTGATTTTACCGCCAGCCAGGGCTTCTTTGAAGCGGTCTACGTAGTGCTTGTCCTTATTCACTGTGCGGTAGGCTGCTTGAGCCTCCCAGTAGTGGTTGTAGGCGTACTCTCGGAAATACCCGCTTGTAATGGACGTACAAACCTTCTCTAGGGCAGTACTAAAAGCTTTGTCTGGGTCTGGTTTGAAGTCAAATGGGATGAGGCTACGCTCCAAAGCCAACACCATACTCTCTTCGACAACCCCAGCGAGTTTGATATGCTCTGGACATGCATTGAACAACTTTTCACTACACATTACCTCAGAACTAGGCTCGATGTAGTATTGATAAGCCGGTTTATCAAAAATTGCAACAACCTCGTGCAAACTATCATGGTCGTACTTGTATGTCACAGTTTGAGGATTGAAGAATTCCTTCTTGCCCACATCCAAGACTGGTAGTTTGTTTGTGTAAGTCAGGCGTTCCCGCTCTACCAGCAAATCACTCATCGTGCTCGGGATTTTTGCACCTAGTGACTTCAGCAGGATGATGTCCTGTAACGTCTTCAGGAAGTGTACAGAATTTTTCTTATATTTGTGACTCTCTTTGAAGAAGAGTAGCATGTCGAGTGACGCAGGACGTACAAGACCAGCATGAGTTACACTGTTTGCGTGCTCCATGAGCATATGGCGATAGATGTGTCGATTATTCTCGTTCTCGTCCGAGTTCTCAATCTCCACCATGACGTGTCCCTTGGACGTAAAGGCTTTCACAATCAATTTATGATTGTTCTCAGAGAAAACTTCATAACCACGCGGGAATACCCGCGATAGAATATTTTTTGCGTTTCGCGTCGGGCCAAACCAGTCAATGTCTGAAGGCTTCCGTGGGAGTACGCCCATATCTGCCAAAGGTTTGCTACCAATCTCAAAAAACATATTCTCTCCTTACAAATAAAAACAGGACTCAAGCTGTACATCAAGTATACAACCTAAGTCCTGTAGTGTGTGTTGTTTATTTACAACTTAGCAACTCTCCGAGGAGGAAATCCAATCTCCAACTTCATAACCACTGTAGTAATCCTTGTCGTAGCTCTGGAGCATGAACTCCCCCTCTCCGTAGCTTCCGACTGAAACGTAGATGTTGTACTTCCGCGCAAGCTCTGTCACAGCATTCTTGGCTACCCCTTTCCCAAGCTTGTGTGAGTTGTGTGTTACAACCTTACAGAACTCGCGGGCTTGCTCCTCACTACCCTCGTCAAGAATAACTTGAGCCTGTCGCAGAAGAGGTGTAGCAACTTCTTCTATTGCCTGCTGCATGGTCTGAGCAATACCACCTACAAACTTTTCAATTTCAGTCATAGAACCTCCTCAACAGTTATTAGTCCACGCGCCCTTATCTTTTGGCAACTCTTTTCCAATGGACAGGTGTTTATTTAATACACACAGATAATTTTCCAAAACTTCCGCGATATGTGGGAAGTTACTGTAAACACTAATTAGCTTCTCCGTCTCATACGCTTTAGTGGTCATCCACCAAAAATGAGCTTCTATTGCTGTATGAAATCTGCCAGAGTAATGCGTACCGTCCACACCTGTTACAGTGGTGTGGTAGAACTTAGACTTCCTGTAAATCTCGCTGTCACAATAACTCACACCAATCGGAAGTCCGCTCTTATAAGAACTTTGAAAATTAGCCCAGGAGTTGACCTTTCCCGGTAAGAAAATACAGGTAGATGGACTATAAACTCTATTTCCAAAAATAGTCCAGTCTTTATCTAGTGCCCAGAATCTCCCATTAGAATCCTTCTCTAAATACCCAGGCTGTGGTTGGCACCAATCCGCAAAGTGCTGGAAAGACTCAAAGCCATTCATAGAGTGTCGTTTTCGACTCTCCATAGACATCCAGACATTATAAGCTCTTGTCCTAGTCTGAATCCTCGTTTCCAAGCATGTAGAAGATTTGACCCACAACCCGTCCACTCTAAAGTCTGGCCCGTTATTTAATGCGCGGTACTTCAACACAAGCTCGAAACCCAGAAACCATCATCGTGATCCCGATACTCTCCACCATACTCCTGATTTGTCCAACCGGCCACTTCACTCATAAAGCTGTAGAGTACGTCATGTACCGACTCGCCAATCTTCTCCCCTAGTTGTTCTTCATTTGCCTTGATGAAGTCCCCAATAGCATACGCTACCTTTTCAACACGAGTATACTCTTCCTGAATAACCCCAGGATCGACAAATTCAGATGCCTCCAAGCGATAGCCCTCGCTTACAATCCTCATTGCAACCCGCATCTTCTGTTCTTCAGTCAGTGCGTTAAATTCTTCTGCTGTCTTAAATTTAGTCATCAATACTCTCCTTTGTAATTGAATTTACGTTGCGAACTCTAATGCCTCTCGGTTTCGTAGGAACCCCGCTCAAGGAATACTCATCTGCCTCTACCGTGATTGTCTTACCAATTAAAAGCAGTGCATTAGTGTAGTCACGATAGTTGATCTCATCAGCATCAATACGCATCATAACCTTAAATGTTTTTCCAATATGCAAACCATTTACTGTCTTGCAAGTCAGGATGCCACAACCGTTTTGATCTTTTGTTACAGATAGGACTTCTGCTTCAAAATCAATAAATGCTTTACGCTTTAGGAGGTCATACGAACGACTACCAAACTCATACACGCCATCTGCATTGCGGTACATCATACCCTCATATCCTTGATCAACAAGGTACTGGTAGATTCGGTTAGCCTCTTCAGGCCGCTCCACCAAGCCAGTCCAGACCACCTTGATGGGCAGTTTAATACCCTCATTTTCAAGGGTCAGGATCTTGTTATACAAGTTTGCAAGGCGAACTGCCCGCTGATCAAATGTCTCACCTTCAACGGGGATATCATAGACATGATACTCAAGCTTGGCAGTGTTCTCATTGTACTTGCGATATGCAGAGATAATCTCTTGCAAACTCAGACCACCTTCACTTTGCAGGCCAGCATAAATTTCACCGTCGAAGCCGTTGTCAACAAGCCCATATGCGTCTAGTATCTTCAGACCATAAATCCAGTGTGGTAGGACAGGACTATCCAGGCCAGCCTTACTCTCACCAACAAACACGCCATCCTTCTTGACCAGTTTGAAGCGCATACCGTTCAATTTAGGTTGGACGTAGCAGTTATACTTGATCTTGTGCTCGAAGTCATTGAAGTTCTGAGCCCGCATGGGTGAGGTATCTTTGAAATCAAGAGCCTCCTCCTTGGTACGGAAGTACCCACGGTCAAGCTGTTTAGTCAGCTTTGCTTCTGCCTCAAGCTCTGCCTGACGCTCTGGCGTAGTCTCATTAGCCTTACCAATATTCTTGGAAGTTGCGTAAGTGGTCTTTTCTTGAATCTTCCGACCTAGCTGACCATGACGGACAGTGATTGCGTTACCTTCTGTAAAAACCTCCCAAATTTGGAGTTTACCACTAGAGGTCTTGCCGTACAAAGTATCAAATCGCATATGTCTCCTTAAAATTCCAAATCATCAGTTGGGGTCTTCTTAGTAATGGTCACTTTATTGCTAACTCCCAGGTATTCCTTGATCGTTAGCTGACCCTCTTGCTTATACCAGCCGCCGTTTGTGACAGTTTGAAAGTCTGCTGGGAACTTATCCGCAACCTTTTTCTTCAGGTCACTCCAGATAATCGGCTGTCCAATCTGGGCATCATACGCCAACGGAGATAGGTTGTCAATACACTCCAGGGCAACCTCAAGGGAGAACTCTTGGTCTTCTGGGAAGATATTGTCAATGTTTTGACCGTACATCCCGCCCAATTGTTCCTTCAACTCTTGCCAAGACGTGAAATTCTTCTGTGACACAGCAAGCAACAGACGAAGCATCTGTGGCTTAGAGATCTTATAACCTTTTTCCTTGTATTTCTGAGTACGCAACACAGAAATCAGCGGGTAAGCCGTGCCCGTGTTAACCTGCAAGACTTTCTGGCAATTATGACGCAGGAAATCCTCGTGAAGGATAAACTTTTTGGTTGCAGGGTGATAAGCACCCATGTTCACCGTGAAGTCGAAGTCGTTAAAGATATCTTCTGCAGTCTCAAAGTACTTGTAGTAGATGATCTGAAAGATCGAACCCACACCGCCTCGGTGCTTGAAAGATAGGCACTTCTCAGACGCAAAGAAGAAGTCGCAATAGCCGTACTCCTTACTCCAACACCAAGCTGTAAACTTCGCTGCAGCCTCCGGCGAAGGGAAGTACAGGTCTAGGTCATTAATCTCCTTGCCAGTGAAGATAGAGGTAACTGCACCACCGGCAATCCATGCGCCTGTATCTACCAGGGCTTGCAGCAAGTCGTCTGCCTGAGCTTCTAGAATTTTAGCCTCTCGTGGGAAGTCTTGTCCAGTCAACTCTTGCTTCAAAAGCTCTACCAATTTATCTGAAATCATAATCTTCCTTTCTTAATCTTCGTAGGGCGTGTGCCATTGCTCTGCTCCAGCACGACTCCAGTGGTTGTTATCGCTAGGCATGTCATCATTATAGCCTGGAACTGGCCCCTCAATGAACTTATCCATATCAGTCATGATGTAACCAAACTGACTAGCCATCTGAAGCTCTACCTGTTTATCCAAGTCTGCCGGAGGTAAGGAGGAATTAAACACACAAATGCTACGAACTTGAATATTCAGTGTAGCACAATCTTGCTGCATCTCCTTCTTGTTGTTGTAGTGGAGCAACATCTCTTCAATGCTGGAGTTTTTAACTAGGACTTTCTTTGCTCGTGTAGCTGCAACATACAGCAGGTTTTGTTCCTCTTGAGTCAAGCCAATCCATGAACCCTCTTTATTCAGGGGAGATGGGAAGTCCTCAGCCAACACAACAACATCCCACTCCAGACCTTTAGCCTTGTGAGCAGTAGAGTAGAGGATGTCATACTTCTCTGGCTGCTTATAATTCTCCAATGTTGAGATGATCCGTGACACATCACCCTCCACCAACATTCGGAAGATTCTAGCATACTCGTGATTACTCCCTGCCTCATCTTCAAACTCTTTCCAAGTGTCAAACCCCAGGAACAAGTCATGTTTCACACTGGCCTTCTTTCCTTGTCGAAGAGCAACACCACTCTGCAAGCAACGAATAAAGTCTCCAGTATTAACCTGCAAGGCTACCTTCTTGCCTGCTGAGATGCCCTCAATAGCATCTGCAATAAGGTTTGAGTTTGTACGGTAGAGTTTAGTGTACTGCTCGTGTTGTTTGGACTTCTCCCACCACTCCATACCACATAGAACCTCTGTATCCCGCTCCTCAAACCCCAGCATCTGTGTACGATATTCCAACGTCTTCTGATCCCGAAGGATCTCATTAGCCAAGTCTGCAAGCTTCTGCCCGAAACGGAAGCTCTTAGTGAGGCTACCCTCAGGCCACGACAGCTTATCCATCATGTTTACAGCGCCGCGCCAGCCATATATCGACTGGTAACGGTCGCCAACCGCCACCAATGTGCTAGTGGTCTGTGACATAGCAATAGCATGTACACATTCATTCGTATCTTGGTACTCGTCAAGATAGATGATCTTGTAATTTGAAAGATCAGGTTTGGATAGCTGGTAGAGCTTCAGATATGTGTCATGGGTGATCATTGTTGGATTATCAATATCTGTACGCTCACGCCACAGCCGCTGGGCGTATTCCATCACCTTATTTTGCAGACTATCACTCGGAAATCCCACACTCCCCCGCTTCTTCTCGGGGATGCCCGACAGAGTGACGTGCTTCTTTGTGATAACTTCGTCTGCAGATTGCTCAAACCTTGCAAGCGTGGCAATTACGCAGGCTCCAATCGACGGTGCAGTGATAACCTTACCAGTCGTAGGGATAAATCCAGAGGGAATGTTGAATTTACGTGCCACTTCACTTCCAGTCCAGGCCACATTCTGATAGCCGCCAGATGGGCGTGTCAGCTTATGTGCGTACTTACGTCCAAACACTCGATACGCGAGTGAGTGTGTTGTACGAACCTCAACGTGGTCTGGAAAACGACCCTTTGCATCGTCAGCCATTGTCTTGTTGAATGCAAGATAAAGGCTCTGGACGGGGTTGGCTTCAGCTACTAGGGTACACGTAGATGTCTTAGCTGCGCCTGCAAGGGCCGACAGCTTCAGTGTCCTGTACTCATTGGTCAACTCTACTGCCTTAACTTGCTCTTCTGTAGCCTTGAAACTCACAACATCTCCTTAGACAAAACACCCCTTATGGATGTTATATAAAATGAACTCTCGTTCTTGGTAGAACACTACGCCTGTGTCCATGTTGATGTAATTATCCGACATGACAGGCATGTTGTCAACAGGTGTATGACCAACAAAAACTTTATTGAACCCATGTACGTGTTTTGTAAGTCCAACCCAGTCTGATTTTCCATGACTTGTGAGGAAGATGCGAGTCCACACCGCATTACTGATGTACTCTGCGGGCACATCCCGCATCTTTGTATTTTCACTCAGGTACTCACTGATGCCTACGTGTCCAGGCACGCAGGCGTGGATTAGTAGGTTCTTTGCACCATTCGCTTCAACTTGAATTGTCAGTGGCAGTCCTAGCAGACGCTCGATTACTCGATCTTGTTCGTGAGGCATCAGGTCATAAAACCACAGACCACCGTTCTGAACAAAGTCATGAGATGCCCATCTATATTTGTATGCGTCAATGCACATCATTTCATGATTACCGAGTGTGCTAAAAAACCAACTCTCGTCCAGCAATTCAATGACTTCTCTTGACTTGGGGCCACGGTCACAGCCATCCCCGCAGGACAAGAGTCTATCACGACTGAAATCAAAACCAATAGCGTCTAGCTTACGCATCAACTTGTCGTATTCTCCGTGGATATCAGAAACTACGTAGTCATTACCACGTTTATTCTCTGTCAAGCACAAATTAGCTTTCATTTTTAACCCTCTTATAAAATTTATGATCACCAAGAGTGACTACATGCTTTAGCTTCTTAGACCACCCAGGTGAAACTTGATGAGTATGATACCACAGAGCGCCATTAGTTGGGTCTTTCACGTCGCCAGAGTAGACTTTGTGGGCTAGATACAACATACGCTCGTATGCAGACTTCTCTTTGAAGCCTCTTTCCAGACTGCCATCATGTGTGTAAGAGAACTGCCACTTCTGGTACACAACACCACGAAGTGTGTTCGCCCAGCCGTTGGCTTCCTTCCGATTGAGGGCCACGAACATTGGGCCGACAGCAGCAGCCTTAGTTTTCTGATTTCTCGACTCGTAATAGCCGATTTCGGCTAGTAAGCGACACTCCTTGTCCTTCTTACAGGCAGAGATACGCCCTTCTTTGGTCAGCTCCTCTTTCTCTACTACGCCAGATACAATAGCACCCCTCTTAACAACTTCTGGTGTTGTAAAAAACTGTAGAGTAGTGAGATAAAAATAAAAAAGGAGGCACAAAGCCGCCGAAACAACTCCGTACCTCCAATTTGCAACACTAAAATGTGATTTGTTCAAAACTTTGACTTCCTTCTAAAAACTGCTCAACAACGACACCGTTATCTAGCAAGTATTTTATCCCATCCATGCATCGGTACTGGTGTTTAAATATGAAGTGTTGTATTCCCGCATCAACAATGTCAATTGCGCATGGCTTGCAGCAGGAGTGTGTACAGAACATAACAGAGTCAACCGCATTCTCGTTTGATCGGATGAGTCCCATCAAGGCGTTCTTTTCACTGTGGCGCACCTCTGGTCTTGTAAGATTGTTTTCATCCTCTAGTGGCCCGTTCAAGGCTGCTGGCAGTGCATTATAACCGCAAGATATAATCCTGTTATTCTTTACGATTATACTGCCAACTTTCAGTCGGACTCCGACAGAGCACTTTGCAAACGCCTCCGCGCACTCAAGATAAGCCACTTTATGCTTATGCTTCATGATCCGTGACTCTCCTTATAATCTGTAGCCAATCTTTCAGCAACTCTACAACTCATCGCGTCTGTGCCTTTACAACTAGACGCACAGTGTACTTACCTACACCGTAAATACGATCAGCTTGAAGCTGGGCTTGCTGACGATTACGAGTCTTGAAGTAAACACCCTCACCCATAGCGTTGATAATGAATAGGGAAGTCGGTGGTTTGAAGTCGTCATCCATGCGCTCTTCTTGTGAAACAGTAATAATTTCAATCTTCTTTTCCATACTTCTCCTACTCAGGTTGTGAAGACTCCCCCGAAGGGGAGTACTTATCTATCTCAAGCGTCTGGCGACTTCTTACGTGCTTTCTTAGCTGCAGGCTTTGGTGTGGCAACCACGTCTTCGTCTGCAGTAGGTACATTATGCGTAACTTCTTGGAGCTTTGCAAGCATCTTTTCTTGTTTTTCATCCAAGAACTTCTGACGCCATTCAACACGGCAAGGCCACCGCTCATTGATCTCATCAGCGTCCAGGTAAATCTCCTGACCAGACAGAACTTGCTCAATCTCCACATCACTCAGGAAGCCACCGTAAGCCTCTTTCATGAGCTTACGATTGCGTCTCTGGGTTGCCTCGACCTCTTTCGCAATGTTGGCTGCAGTGCCAATGCTACCATACTGCATCTCATGAATCATGAAACTTGCATGGTCTAGCGCAACCAATTCATCACAATACATTGCAAAGATAGTTGCTGCACTAGATTGACTGCCAGTGCATAGGGTAATAGTGTGAGCAGCAGTTACCTCCAGCATGTTAATCAGAGGGAGGAGCACTTCCACTCGACCACCGTGGTGGTTGTTGATGAAGGTAATCACATCATTGTCACCGGAGGTCAACAGGAGGTTGATCAGTTGCTGGTAATTACCACGATCCTCAAACTCCTCATCAAGGAATACTTGGTGGTGGAATGCTGTAGGCTCCGAATAAATAGAAGACTCTTGAATTTTAATTGTTTTTGATGTCATATTACTCCTTTGTAAAACCATAGTATTTGAGTTCCGCTTCCTCTCTCATCTTACAAGCCTCTTCAAAAGAGTCCCCATAGTAGAGTTGGATTAGTTCTTTTTCAACCTTTATCCCTGAGACCCACTTCTTGCGATCTTTCCTGAAGCTGACGCCAGTTCTGCCGGAGGTATTATCAGAAGATAGCTTCTGATCGAAGGACTGCACAGATAGTGTAGCCCATTCACAGTTCCACAATCGCACTTACATAGCCAACGAAATGACTGCCTTACTGGACGCGGCTCCACTCTGCTAAGGACAGTAAGTGTGCCGTACCTACTACCTGCAAGATCAATTGCCTTCATATGTCACTCCCTGTACGCACGAATCACGGACTTAACAATGTCGGAACGCTGAACGTCATCTACGTCAAATTGGTAATACCCAATCCCGGCATATTTACAGCTCATGTCCGAATTAAAAAATCTAGCAAGTGCATCACTCAATCCGTTACGGAGGTTTGCCTCTCTTTCATTTGCATAGATTTGACTGGAATCACCAAGAACTACTACACGACTGTTTTGCCCTGTACGCTCAAGAATTAGCTTCAAAATCATAGGCTGAATTAGTTGGGCTTCATCAATAACAATGAGTGCATTATCAATGGTAGAGCCAACCATGTAGTTTGGAATCTTAAAAAAGATTCTATGATCCATATCACACTCCACTCGGCCTGCGCCAAGGAAGTCGGTAAGGATGCGCTTTGTACTTTCAAAGTGAGGCTCGATTTTAGCATTCAGGTCGTTTGGCAAGAAGCCAATCTTATCGAGACTCGCAGCCTCTACTGGTGTTCGCACAACTACGATCTTTTTCGTCGTATCACGAAGATATTCCTTGCAGAAGTCCCAGAGCACAACACTTGTTTTTCCACAGCCCGCCGGTGCTTCTACAAAAGAAATGATATTTTCGTTGATAACAGCTCTCATCTCTTCCTGCCGTTCAGTCAGCTTGAAACTTCCAAGACCTGTTGGGGTATTTGACAGGAATTTTGCCTTCTTCTCAACGGGAGTGCTTTGTTGAGCCTGTTCACGCTTTGCGCGTGTTGTCTTTCTAGCAGTAGCCATAAGTCTCCTTATTCTGTGTAGTGGAAGGTATAATCGAACAACCCTGAAAATGTCAAACCTTTACGCTCTTTAGTCTTGTTTACACAGCTTGGTGTGTGCAGTAGTGCATTAAAACTGGAGACAATACCCATTTCAATCTCGTCTGTGTAGGCACCATCAGGTAGGTCTTGAATGGCTTTTACAGCATCCTTGAAGTCCACCAAGCAGATTACCTCTGCAAGGGCATACTCTTTACCGTATGCGTTGATGCTAATCATCTCCACGAACCTCTGCAGTTCTTGAGCACCAAACTGCATTCCAGTCTTTGTGTTGAACACATCAACAATAAAAATTTTATTTTCTTGTAATTCGTAGGGATTTGTGGAGATATCCTTACCAACCACAACGCCAGTCACGATCAAACCCTTTGTTGTACTCAGTACATCGTACAGCCTACTGTCAGCTAACACGGTATACGCCTCAGCAATCGGGGACTCAACAATCACCGACTCATCAGAGATTGAGAAATACGCACCATCAATACTCTCCTGCACTACGTAGTAGTCTCGCAACTTATTCCACAGGAAGTTGTCCCAATCCTCACGAACGTCAACACCCCTCACAACATCAAACCGACTCATATCAAATCCTTTCTATCTGTTGGTATAATTATATCATACAAACTCAGAAAGTCAATAGGGCTAAGGTAGCAATTACCCTAGCCCTACTAGCGTTACTCTACTTTCCAACCCTTCTCAAGATATTCGTTTGAGATAGCTTTGAAGCTTTCACCATCAAAGGATTTATAAACTTCACCCTCACGTCGAACATTTGCCAGAGCACTCTTACCGTCAGCAACTTGGAGAATTTCCTCCATCGGTAGTGGATGACCGTCAGGCATACACAAGTTGAAGACAAAAGCACTGTCTCCGTTCGTGCTGATTGGCACATGCCGAACTCCCATGTATTGCAGGTAGGTACTGAAGAACTCCCACCGCTCCGCAGGATTCAAATCCTTGTGGCTGCGAAGGTCGATCACGTTGTAGATGAACAACTGGTGCTCGGTAAGACCGTAAATGTTCCCCTGAATGCCTGGGCCACAAATTTCACCCTGGATAGCAAAGTCACGGCCAAACTTCTCAGCAATCTCTGGCAAAAGGGTAGCCATGTTGTGCTTGTTGAAGATGTTAGACCAGTTATTATCGCTGTCCTCACCCTCATGCTTCAGGAAGACATTACGAGAGCACACACCAACATCACCTTGGAACACGAAAGCAGTGAATGACTGCCCCTCCAGCTTCTCAGTGATCTCCCAGACCTTCCAGAACCCACCACGCTTCAGTTCTTTGTAATGATTTTGGATACGAGGCTGATCCGTCTTACGCAGGAAGGTAGGCCAGCTACCGCGCTGTTGCATGTTCTGCTTACCCTCTGCCTCTGGAGCTTCGTACTTCAGGATACCAAGCGTCTTTGACACATCGTAGTCAACAGGAATATCAAACGGGGAATCAAACACAAGGCTCAGATCCTCACCACCCCACGGCAACACAGACAGCGGAAGCAGCAGGCCTTGGCTCATGGCACCACGAAGTCGGATAGTCTTCAGCACATTACCCAATGCCCCCATGTACTCCTTCGGCTTCTTCTTTGTCAGGAATGGTGCAACATCTTCTGGGATGAATGAGTCAATCTCACAGTAGACCACTTTTGAGCCAACTTCATACCCCATGCTCTTCTGAGCAACAACCCACCAACCGTTGACACGGATGTGCTCGATAGCATCTGCACCCTCAATCTCACGCTTCTCAGCAACTTCAACAATGTAAGCCATCTTACGTTCAGACATAAACTCTCCTTTAACAAAACAATGAAACAGCTTAAAACGCTCTCTAAGGCGTTTAGAGCCTCTACCCTACCGCAGGTACTACCTACACCCTACAAACGCCTTGTAGAGGCTCCTAGGGGCCTTCCTGGGCACTATGCAATACTCCACCACATCCAGCAAGCTATCTGAGGTTAGAGCACCAACGAAACAACTATAACACAAAGATGTAGAGCACTACCAAGGGTAAGCACTACTTTACAAATCTACTTCTTTAGTGTATAATAGCTCTACGAGCGGTAGCGAGTAGAGACTAAGAGTTATTTATAGTATATATGTATATATTTAATATATAATTATATATATACTTTAGTATACTTAAGGAGAGCTTCTTCCTTTAACAAAGGAAGCTCTCTTAAAGACAACCTAAAGGTTATTATACATCATACTGCATGACTTGTCAAGTAGGTACTTACAAGTACGTACTTACGAGTACAAACTTACGACTAAGCAAAGAAAGAAAATAATTTATGTTCATCTTAGGTATTAACCCTGTGGCGTGCTCTCCTCTTCTGTGGTGCAATCTGTTCATTGCAATGAATCCTGTGTTAGGATACTGGTGGTTAGGGTAATCACCGATGTTTTTATAGGTTTATTGTGGTATAATGTTTACTGTTGTGATTGATGTGTAGGTTGATACGTGATAGGCGGGTTGTGACCCACAAGCCCATAATTACCCGATATGAGTTACATGACAGAGATCAACACTGGTAATCACAACGTAGGGTTTATCCCTATTTACAAAATTGAGTAGTTGTGGTATAATTACTGCTCAAAATAATTTTATTTGCTGATGTAGCTCAACTGATAGAGCAACGGTTTTGTAGTCCGTATGTTGAGGGTTTGACTCCTTCCGTCAGCACCAAACAACGAGCCTATCATCTAGAGGTTAGGATAACTCCCTTTCAAGGAGTAAATGTTGAGTTCAAGTCTCACTAGGCTCTCCAAACGTCTTCCTGACGTGTTCTTAGTAGCTTTAAGCCAAAGTGAACAAACAGGCAACCAAAGCGGTCACGGTATGGTGTAAGATTACAGTGACACAGGGCGATGTGAGTCCTTGCGAAAGCTAAAAGTAGATCACGCGAACACGAAAGTGTATGGTTGCGAATCTGCCAACTCTTTGTAGTTATCAGACTAAACTACTTCAATGGGGGCGCATGTACTAAGTGTAGCGACGTTGCTTTGCAAGCATCGTGTTGTCGGTTCGATACCGACTGTCTCCACCAGAATTCAGGATGATTAGACCACTAAGGAGATGGCACCGGCTGTAACCCGGTTGGCTTCGGCCCCGCAAGGATCGTTACCTTGATTATCCACCAAAATAAAATTTATTTCTTGCATGATTGTTTACAGGTCAGTTGACAATGTGCTTAGTAAAGCGGTAAAATAATTTATACACTTCTAGCTCAATTGGCAGAGCAGCGGCCTCCAAATCCGCAGGTTTAAGGTTCAAGTCCTTAGGGGTGTGCCAAATACCTACCTTGGTACGTTTGCGCTACGTTAAGGCGTCAACAGTTGCAAAGTACTGTATTGACTTTACGCCAGAAGTTAATTAAAATCTAAGCTAGTTGTTAAGTCAACTTAGGCAGTGTTAGTTTAGATGGGAAAACTACAGCCTTCCAAGCTGAAGTCGTCGGATCGTGCCCGACACGCTGCTCCATAAATTATAATCTTGCATTAGGCTAGTTGGTAAGTCACCACGTTTGGGGCGTGGATATCGGAGGTTCGAGACCTTCATGCAAGACCAGAATAGGAGATTTTGGTGTGGAAGAAAATTTCTTTTGTTGGTGGTAACTACGAAGTATCTGCTTGTGGTAAGATAAGAAATGGCAGTACTGGAAAAACATTGTCGTTAAATGTAGCAAGCGGGTACTTAGGTGTTGTAGTCAAACCCAACGGTAGAGCTGGCAAATCTGTCTTCCTTAAGGTACACCGATGCGTAGCTTTCGAGTTTGTAGATGGGTACTTTGACGGTGCTGTTGTTAACCACAAAGACGGTAATAAACTTAACAACGTAGCCGAAAATCTTGAGTGGACTACGCAAAAAGAAAACATGCGGCACGCGGTAGATACTGGACTACTTATTGCAAAACGTGGCATTGAAAGCCCGCTTACAAAGCTTACAGCAGAACAGATAAATTCTGTATTTCATGACGGCAGGAAGCAACATGAAATTGCAAAAGACTTAAACATCAGTAGGGTGTTAGTTAGTGACATCAAGAGAAAAATTAGGCATTCTCAGTATTTAACATCCTAGACAAAATATATAATTAATGCCTTTGTGGTGGAATGGTATACACATTACGCTTAGAACGTAACGCCAGTGATGGCTTGGGGGTTCGAATCCCTCCAAAGGCACCAAACAATTAGGGCGAGTGGTGGAATTGGTATTCACATCAGACTTAAAATCTGACGCCCGCAAGGGATTGTGGGTTCGAGTCCCACCTCGCCCACCAAGTATAGCTCTTTAGCTCAGAGGCAGAGCATCTGGTTTACATCCAGGGTGTCGGGGTTTCGAAATCCTCAAGAGCTACCAAAATAAATTTAATTCTTGACTGGTTGCTCACAGCATCCGGTCTTTTTGTGTTTAACCCGTAATAATATGACTACAAAACGTAAAAACGCCAGTAAGCGTCAGGGTAAGAAAGTTGATCCCGTCGATGTACTGTCTGCTATTGCCGACATTGTAGAATACATGCGGCGAAGACACATCAGTATTTCAGACCTAGCTGTTAGAGTTGGTTGGACTAACTCAGATACAGAGTACTTCCTATTTGATGGTGATATTCCATCCTATGAGGATCTTGTGCTAGTGTCTAAAGAGCTTAATCTTAAGCTTGACTTTTGAGGGTGGTGAGGGGTTTCTCTCCTTTCACCTCATCACCCACTAGGATTTGTAAATGACAACCAAAAAGAAAGATGGTTGGGAAAAAGGCGGTGCCTCCCCCAATCCTAACGGTCGCCCAAAAGGCTCCGGTCGTAAGGTAAGTTCTCTACGTACTATCTTCAACAAATTGAAGAAGATGGATCAAGAGGCTATCGACACCATTCAGAAGAGTTTAACAGAAGGTTCTTCTGTTGACAAGGACAAAGTGCAGACAGCGAAGTGGGTGATTAACACGATTACAGTAGTCCACAAGGCTTGTTTGCAAGAGGAAGGTGATAAGGCATCAACTGACACAGATAACGCAGCCAGCGTCGATCCTGAAGATCCTGACGCAGTTGATCGTAGTGATGTTGCCAAGGTGTTCTCTATCGCCATGAGTAATAAAACACAAGCTTAAGGAGATTGTATGGGAATTCGGCAAGTAGTTAAAGTTGAAGCACACGATGCTAACACGTTTCTGTCCCTGGTTGAGGAGATGGTAAACAAAGGTGGTAAGGTATTGTTTGGTGCTCCTTTCTTGTCCATCCCATACGAGGCGACTGTTGAGTTCATCAATAAAGAGTACGTTCAACCTCGTATTGGTGTTATTGACTTTGGTCGTCAGCCAATCTCTGAAGAAGCAGCAAAGAGATATTCTGTTGATGAATTGACAGATATGGATTGGGATGCTTTTAGAGAGTTGTGCAAAGTATTTGGTATCAAGGGTCGTGAGCGTTCAGCCATGATCGAACAATACCTGAAGTTGCAAGGATAATAAATGGCAGCACTGATTGAACCAAAGAGTCTGTTCCAAGAGAGATACCTGCAGTCAAATGCAAAGATTCTGGTGGTTGGTGGTGCTGCAGGTTCCTCTAAGAGCTACGTAGGGCTGATGAGGCATTTACGGTGGGTGGAAGATCCATACTACCGTGGATTCTGTATTCGTAAAAACTCCACAGCTATTATGAAAGAGGGCGGCTTGTTTGATGAAGCAACAGCTTTGTACAGAGAGTATAGCCCAAACATCAAGATTAAGCTGAAAGATCAGAAGATTGTATTTCCTTCCGGTGCGTCAGTATCTTTCTCACACTACGAAGATGACAAGGCAGCTAACCTATATCACGGTCTGCAGTTGTCCAACGTATTCTACGATGAAGCAACCCATGCTAGTGAGAGCCACATTTGGTGGCTAATTTCTCGTCTGCGTACAAAAGCAAAGATGAGTCCGAGCATCTGGTTGTCATGCAACCCAGACCCAGATAGCTTCTTGTTTGAGTGGGTTCAGTGGTGGTTGTATCCAGAAGGCCACGAAAAGTACGGGCTACCTGATCCGGACAAGAACGGCATTATCCGCTATGTCCTCCGTGTTGCTGGTGTTATGTGTTGGGGTGATACTCCTGAAGAGTTAATTGTAAGGTACGGTAATCCAGACCTTCCACTCGACCATCCTAAACAGGTAAGACCAATCCCATTCCAAGTATTGCTTGGTACTATTTATGATAATCCCACGTTGATGGAAAATCAGCCAGATTATCTAGCCAACTTGGAAGCACTACCTGACGTTGAACGTCGTAGACTTCTACTTGGAGACTGGACTGCACGGGAAGCTGCTGCTAGTTATTTCAATCGTACTTGGGTAGAGGAGTTGTTGGACTATCCAGACCCTCACGATATCGTAGAAGTTGTACGTACATATGACTTTGCAGGTACGCTTGTTCATGACGGCAATAAGTCACCAGACTATACTGCAACATGCAAGATGGCAAAGCTCCGCAATGGAGATTATGTGATCTTAGATGTTAAGCGTACTCGTATTCGATTCGGAGATTGGGAAAGTTTCATCCTCCAAAACGCGATGGAAGATACCAAGGATACGTTAATCGTCATCCCACAAGATCCAAACCCAGCCGCTAAGGCTGCTGCAGACCTCCTAGTGAGACGTTTGACTGAGATGGGCCTGTACGCACAGGTGATGCGTGCCAGCACCTCTAAGCTTGATAGATTCAGACCTTTCAGTTCTCTTGCACAACAAGGTGCAATCAAGATCATGAAGGGTTGTGCAACGGACTTGGAAAACAATATCCAGAACAATAACGACTTCTTTTATAAAGAGTTGGAAGCTTTCACAGGCATCCGTAAAAAGGGCGAGGCAGGTCACGATGACATGGCTGACACCTGTAGCGATGCAATTCACAAGCTGACAAGCAAAGTGAACATTGGAAGCTTCTTAGGCGGGATTAAGTCAATTGCCTCCAGCTTAAAAGAGTATAACCCACTTGCATTTGCAAGATAAGGAGTGTAGATGAGTGATGCGGTCACAAAGGCTGTAGACATTGGACAGGGTATGCCTAGCATCACCTTGGGTCAGAAGAGCTACAGCGGTTTGAACGTCATTGCTGGGCAGATTATCGAAGACATGGATAGTGCTCTTCGGTGGCCCCAAGCGATGGAAACATTCAAAGAAATGTCGCACGATGCAACTATCTCACCAGCCTTAAATCTGGTAGAGATGGCTGTACGTCAAGTACCCTGGACTGTTAAGGTTCCTGTTGGCTACGAAGATACTTTGAAGGATAGGGTAGAGTTTCTACGGCAGGTGATGAATGACATGGAGCATCCGTTCTCTACATTTATTGCTCGTGCTGTTACTCACAACCGTTATGGTTTTGCTGCGGTGGAGAAAGTATACAGATACCGAACTACTGCAGAGGGTAGTAAATTCACTGACGGTAAGATTGGTGTTAAACGCCTACCTCTGATTGCTCAAGACTCTATTCAGAGTTGGATGTTCTCAAATGACGGCAGAGAGGTTATTGGCCTAGTTCAAAAGGTTAATATCCCTAAAAGCGAAGATGGTGGTTTTACTTACACGCCTATAAAGAGTAAGGTACAGATTCTTCGTAAGAAGTACATGCTGTTCCGTAATAACCCACTTAAAGATACCCCAGAGGGCGAAAGCCCACTTAAAGACTGCTACATTGCTTGGCGTTTTAAGAAGGCCCTTGAAGAGTTTGAGAGTATGGGCGTATCCCAGGATATGCGGGGATTAAAGGTTTTATATCTACCTCCACGCTATCTAGATCCTAATGGCTCCCCAGAAGACAAGGAGGTGTACGAGTATTACCAAAAAGGTATGACACTCATGCACCGTAATGAGCAATCTGCTCTTATCCTTCCTATGTATCGAGACGAGAAGGGTAACAAGCTCTTTGAATTAGAGATTGTTTCTGTTACTGGTCAAAAGGCATATGACGTAAACGCGATCATTTCGAGATACAAAAAAGAAATTATCACGACTCTCATGGCTGGACAGTTGATTCTGGGTCAAGAGGGTGGCGGCAGTTACTCACTTGCTGAGAGTATGACTGGTGTCTCTGAGATGGTCATTCGTACACGACTACAAGAGATTGCAGATCAACTTAATCACGACCTAATTCCACAACTATTTGCATTGAATGGTTGGGATGTCACAGTTACTCCTTACTTTGCGTTTGGCGAAGTACAGAAGGAAAGCTTGGACGAGATTGGTAAGTTTGTTCAGCGTGTTGGTGCTGTTGGTATGTTGCCTAAGACTCCAGAGATTGTTAATGCTCTGACAGAGAGACTTGGTATGAATGCTCAGTTTGACCCTGATACTGACACAGAGGAAGATTTCCACGCCAAGCTAACTAACTACACAAGTGGTGCTTCAGAAGGTATGGAAGAGGGTACTACTGGTAACGGTACAGCAAAGACAGCAGTATCCAGAGATACTTCAGTCTCTAACGCGGAGAACAACTAATGGATGATATTGAAAAGCTGTTTCAGAAATTTATTGATTTCTTGAAGTCAGAGAAGAATGAAGTAGCTGTTGCCAAGGCAGTAGATACTGAAAAGCGTAAAGCTTTGTTTGTAGTATTAGCCCCCGATGAGGTTGACCTACACGGAGACATTTACTCTGCTGACGAAGTTGAAAAAGCTTGTCATAGTTTCAATGTTCACTGTCAAAAAGCTAACCTATTCCACAGAGTTGAAACAGAAGATGCTGTAGTGGAGCAATCCTACACAGCACCTGTTGATATGAAGCTTGAAACCCTTGATGGCGAGAAGCTTATCAAGAAGGGTACATGGTTGCAGCAGTGGTATTTCCCAGAGGGGAATGATGCTAGTGATGTAATGTGGGAGATGGTCAAGAGTGCTGAGATTACAGGTGTAAGCATCGGGGCATATGCTAAAGCGGAGAAGCTAAATGGATAAGGCAAAACGCCGACTAACAAACATTTCGTTTGAGAAAGAGGGTTGCCATGTAGCCCTCGTGCATAAAGACCAAGGTGGGGCTGCTAACGGCTACACCACTCTAGTCTTGAAGGCGACAGACGATATTGAAGATTCTGCAGTTACTGAGCAATTGGAAGCTGTTGAAAAAGCCAAGTATTATCAAGAACTGCGAAACACTCTGGAGGAAGCTCTACGAGATCATTTCGAGGAAAGTATTGAGTATAACTGGCTTTATTTAGAGGACTTCAACGACACTCAAGTTGTGTTCTCAACAGATGATAGGATGTATTCCGCTGGGTATTCTCTAGGAGAGAATGATAAGTATATGTTTGATCCGGTTGCAAAAGAAGTGGATATCAAGCGTGTATACGAACTTACCCCAGATGGTAAAATCCTACTGTCAGAGGATGCACTGGAGGAGATGGAGTCTAGTATTCTGGTACTACTTACTAAGTCCCTGGAAAATACTGACACTGTAAATAGAGCAAGTACACTGCTCAAGTCTACCCTAGAGAAAGAAAAGACAAAAATGGACGAAATCCAAAAAGCTGTTGCCGAAGCCGAGAAGGTTCTAAAGGCACAAATCGAAGAAATGCAATCCAAGCTTGAAGCTTATGCTACAGCCGAGAAGGAAAGCAAGCTTGCTCTTCGCAAGAGTGCCCTGGCTGAAGTAGTGGCTGAAGATCAGATTGAAGGCATCCTGAAGAATGCTGAAGCTCTGAGCGAAGAAGCTTTTGCATCTATTGTTGCTACTATGAAGTCTCTGAAGGCCCCTGCGGTTGATCAAGACCTGATGGTTCAAAAGTCTGGTGATGGCGATGTAGTTGCTCCTGAGCAAACCACTGCAGCCCTCCTGAAGGCACGTTTCCCACAAGCTCAAGCTTAATCAACATAAAATAAGAGGTTAATAAATGACAACTCTATTCACTTTCAAGACTCGTGGTATTGGCGATCTGGTCAAGCACGAATATGCTCCTTACATTGGCTACAGCCGTGAGGAAATTACTGTCGGTAGCGTAGCTGCTGACTCCCTGCCTATGGGTTCCCTGGTTTGCCGTGCAATTGCCGACACTGTTGGTAACTATGCACTGGTTGACGCTACTGGTGACCTAGTAGGTACTAACGAGTTTGCTATTACCTTGGGCGATACCCTGGGTGAAGTACTTCCCCTGGAAATCGCTGCTGGTGGCACTGCTAAGTGTGCGGCTGTCGTTCGCGGCCCAATCATCCTGTCTGACAAGTATGTGTTTGACGTGTCTGTCGGTAACGGCCTGACGCTTGACGCCACTGGTAAAGCCAAGCTGGTGCATTTGCTGAAGAAGCAAGGCATCATCCTTGAGATCACCCTGTAATAACAAAAATAATTCGGAGTTTTATAAATGCCTATCAATCCAACTAACAACACTCGTGCTGTTGACTTTAGCGCAGAGATCAACCTAGTCCCTAGCACATGGGGTCTATTCGGTTCTCTGGGTGTTTTCAACACCAAGTACCTGTCTCAGCGTACTGGCATGATCACTAAGTCCACTGAGACTGATGCTGGTCTTGTGGATCGTAACTATAACGAACGCAACTCGGTGCAAGACCGTGATGACGGACAGGGTATCCTGTTCCGCGTTCCTCACTTCCCTATTGATGACGCTATCTATCCTTCGGACGTGTCTGGTCAAATTGACTGGTCTAGCATCCAAGCTGGTAGCGAACGTCTGGTGCAAGTTAACCAACTGCGTGCTGAAAAGACTGCTGGCCTGCGCCGCAAGCACGCTTCTCTGTGGGAAGCTGTCCAAGCTAAGGCTATGGCAACTGGTGAGATTTATGCTCCCCGTGGCACCCTGAAGACCTCCTACGGTAGCACCATCAACATCTACAATGAGTGGGGTATTACTCGTGGTAGCTACACCGTTAAAACTGGTGTTGGCTTTGACCCACGCGACAGCTTTGAACCAATTATCGCAGGTCTGCAAGACGCTGTTGGTACTGGCGAAATTGTTGACCAGTTTGTTGTTGTTTGTTCGCCCGGTCTGTTCCAAGCCATTGCTGGCAACGCCTATGTCAAGGAACAATTCAAGTATCAACCTCTGTCGCAAGCATCCGAGGTGCTGGTTGGCCGTCTGGTGAACCGTATGGGTCTGGATGCTCGTTATCGTGCTTTCAGCTACGGCGGCATCGTCTGGGTTGAATACCGTGGTGTGTACGGTGGCTCTGCCATCATCACAGCCAATAAGGGTATTGCATTCCCAGTTATGTCTGGCCTGGGTCAACTGGCTTTCGCCCCTGCTGAGAAGTTCTCTGCAGTGAATCGTCCTGCTTCCGAGTCGTACCTGTGGGAACGTCTGGGTCAAGATGATGACAAGATCGAACTGATGTCTGAAACTAACGTGGCTGCAGTTCTGCTGCGCCCTGAGTTGGTGGTTGACATTGAGTTCGACCCTGCCGCTAAGGTGTAATAAAACTGGGGTTGTAGCCAATGGGTTACAGCCCCTTTTCTACCTAGAAGGATATAAAAAATGGCTGATATTACAACTTTGAAGTACTACCCAGGTGAACCTAAAGAGTACACACTGGCAGAAATCATTGAGAAGCTGAATGAGCTGATTGCTGCAGTTAATACCCTAACGCCTTAATAAATAAACAGAAAGAGCTAAATGGCAGTAACACAACCCTTTAATGATGAGCAAGATACTCAAATCCTACAAGTTAGGTTGATGATTGGTGATACGCCTACTAGCCCTTTCTACCCTCTATTCCAAGATGAAGAGATTGCTCAGTTCTTGGACATGAATGGGTGGCGAGTTCGCCCAGCAATGCGTATGGCCGCTATTGCAGCAAACATGCAGTTTGCACAATTTACATACCGTGAGAGAAGCGGTGATATTGAAGTATGGAACAACGTGTCCTTACAATATCAAAAAGCTCTACAGAATATTATTGATGAGAGTTCTACAGCACAACTCCCAGATGGCTTGATGCCCTACTTTGGTGGTATTAGCTGGAGTGTGGTTGACTCTTATAATGCAAATCCTGATAATGTCAGGTCTTCCCTTACTTGGAAGGGACAGCAATACGCAGCTACAGCTAAAAATACAATCTTCTTGGTTGGTAGCGGTAACGAAGCCATTGTTGGTGTCTGGAGAGATACTAACTTGTGGGATGACGCACAGAATTGGGGTGGCTGATGGCTAGTGAAACTTTTGAGAATGGTGAGTTGTTGTTAGATGTTCGTACAAAGATCAATACGAACTTCACGACAGTTGATCAAAGAGTTGATGCCTTGGAGTTGGTTGTAGCTTCGCTCCCAACCACAGCCTATCAGAAGCCTTCGGAAGGCATCCCCAGTACCGACCTATCAACCGAGGTTCAATCGGCCCTTACAGAGGCTTCTACAGCCTTCCAGAAGCCTGTTGGTGGTATCCCAGCTTCTGATTTGGACACAGCTACGCAGGGTAGCATCGTAAACGGTGATGCAGCGTATCAGGTTATCGTGGATGGAATCTCTTATGCAGAGCTTTCACCATCTATCGTAAACACACTAGCTAAAGCCGATACAGCATATCAGAAGCCACTTACTGGCATTCCGAAGACAGACTTAGCCACTGCAGTACAAGCTAGTCTTAACAAGGCAGATACGGCTATTCAACCCGGTTCAAGTCTGGTGGTGAAGCCCCAAGCTACAGCTACACCCCCTTCGAATGGAGATATGACCTTTGAGCTTACGAGTAATACTTCTTTGACTATCAAGGTCAAGGGGAGTGATGGTGTTGTTAGGTCAGCAACCCTCACACTATCATAATAAACTGGACGGATTGAATGGCACTTAAACTAAAATTAGGCAACACCTTTAGTCTACAGAATAAAGTTAGTAATTCCTCCGGCCCTATTAACATCTCAGGCTGGCTTATCAAATCCCAAGTACGAGATGGTCAAGCTCTGGTAGCCAACTTGACAGCCACAATTACCAATGCAGGTAATGGGGAGTACAGTCTGAAATTTGTAGGAAGCACATCCACTTGGCCTGTAAAAAAGTTGCGGTGTGATATCCAGTATCGGACGAATGACGGTGTTGTGGTGTCTACAGAGACGTTCTTCATTGATGTTGAGCAAGGCGTCACAGTATGACAGTAACTACTAGCACTGCATCCTCTGTGGTAATGCAGACCTCTGTGTCTCAACAGTTGCTAGTCACTAATACGGAGTTCTCAAACCCATTCACGACTACTATCCTGTCACCGGGAATGTCTACTGAGGTTGTGAACAGTTCGATAGTAGATGAGAGTGTCCCGACTGTTGGGAGTTTCACAACCAGTGTTGACGTACCCTCTAACCTGAGCATGATCACCTTTGTTGGTAGTGCCAGCACTGCCCAACCACTTGAGAAAATCATCTTACTCGATAGTAGTATGCCTATTGCTTATGCTGGCTACGAAAATAAAATTAAGCAGCTAGATTATACAGCGGGTTGGCCCCCTGTTATTAAGACTGCAGCAACTACCGACATTTTGAGTGACTGGGAAATCAGAAGCACTCTATCATATTCTTGAAAGAAATTAAATGGCTAAATTCGCACACGCAGACGTTCTTGATAGCGGCTTAAACTATATCAAAACTAACTGCAATAAGATTGCACTTGTTTCGTCTTACACAGCCGGGGCTACCTACGCAACAGTTACAGCGGCCATCCTGGCTGAAGCAACAATGGCATCTACAGATTTCGTGTTGTCTTCTAGCGGAAATGATCGCGTTCTTACTACAGCATCTGGCAAGCAAGATACCTCTGCCAACGCTACTGGCGGTTCAGCTACCAACCACATCGTATTCCTAGACACAGTGAATTCAAAAGTTCTGTGGGCTACAGAAGAAACTACAGGTCAGGTAATTACAACAGGTAATACTGTTACATTCCCGAGTCTTACATACACAGCTAAACAGCCTACCGCTGTCTAATATCATTGAATGGGGTGAGTCATGATTGTTGATTCTTGGTTTGAAGAAGGGCCACCTCAAGAGGATGGTAGAAGATTCGTAAAAGAAACTCATGTAGATGATAAAGGATCTTCCTTTACTTATGAGATGCTGGGCATGTTAACAACAGAGCGCAAGGCGCAGATTGTGAGCGCAGGCAATGGCTGACGTAGCACTCTGGAGCGGCGCAACGGGCGCCGGAAACGGAACGTCCTGGGCTGATGCGTACACGACGCTGGCGGCTGTCATCACGGCGCAGGGTAGCAACCCTACGCGGGTGTTCGTGGCATCAGATCACTCCGAGCTGGTGTTGGCTGTTTTGATATTTCCACCCAATTTGCAAAGTCAGCAATACCAGATCATTTCAGTAGATCGTACAAGCGGATTTCCTCCGACTGTGGAGCAGGCTGGCGCGTCGATTCGATCTACAGACTTAATTGACCTGACCCTGAATAACGGCTTCTATTCAAAGGGCGTCTTCTGGGCTGCTGGGAATGGTGGGGCAACGACAAGAAACATCACGCTGTCACACACAACAGGCGGCTTAGCCCATGTGTACCGCATCGTCGGTGGTGGCCTTGAGCTGAAGAATTCAGCAGCCGCCAGCCGCATCATCATCGGTGGGGCAGGTCTTGCAGCGCGAAATTCTGAGGCATTCATCGAGCGTGCGGAGCTTCGATTCGGCAACGTATCGCAAGGTGTGCAATCTCGCAACAGTGCGATTTTCATTCGTGACGGTAACACGGCCGGATCAGCTATTACCGAGTTCATCAAGTCATTCAGCGACGTGGGGGCATCGCTGGATGTGTTTGGCTTGGACATGAGTTCGTGCGCAACTGGCGTGAACCTTCTTGCGGCGAACATCATCGGCGCAGGACGGGCATTGTTCAACTGCATCAAGATGCCGACAGGATGGACTGGTGATCTGATAGGCACTCTGCCCCTCAACATCGCATTGACAGCCATCGCCTGCAATGTGGATGCTGGCGACACCAATTACCGTATGTCGATGACTGGCGGCGCATACCGGATCAGAAGCGAGACGGCAATCTATCGCAGTGGAGGCGCTAGCGATGGAACAACGCCAATTTCCTGGAAGTACGAAACGTCGGATAAGCCGACCTATCCGGCTCATGTCACGGAGTCGCTGCCCATCATCAGGTGGAACGAAACGACCGGATCGCCCGTCACGGTGACAATCGAGGTGCTGACTGATGGTGTTACGCTCAAAAATGACAATGCATGGCTAGAGGTGCAATACCTTGATGACGCAGGCTATCCGCTCGGTGCGCTGGTGAGCGACGAGCGACCGAGCCAGTTGGCCGCTGCTGCTGATCAAGACGCCAGCACCGCAAACTGGACGACAACGGGGATCACCACGCCCGTCAAGCAAAAACTGAGCGTCACGTTCACGCCCCAACAAAAAGGATTTATCCAGGCGCGTGTCAGGATAGCCCGTCCAAGTACAACAGTCTATGTCTGTCCTAAACTAGAGGTATCCTAATGTCATCGTATCAACTACCAAGCGGTGACTATGTAGTTGGTACGTCAACCAGATCAGCACAACTTCCCAGTGGTGTTTATTGGACTGATACTACCTCTACAGGCCCGCCGCCATCTGAGAACAATTTAACAGGTTCTCCGAATTTTCAATTAAATGCTACAACATCGTCTACTGTAGCACAGCAACACTCTCTTTCTGCTCAGTCTATACTGCTTAATGCCGTATCTTCTTCGTCAAGTGTTCAGCAGTCAGGGGCATTAACAGCAACTTCAGTAATTCAAGTAATTACTTCTTCTGATGGGGTTGTTCAGCAAGTAAATATTCTTACTGGCAATTCATCAAAGATTGACATTAGCAGCAACCAAGCAGCTATATTGCAAAATTTGTTGCTGACTTCAGTTCCTAATGCAAGTAAGAATGTATCATCAGCTTCTTATGTACAGCAAGTAAACAAACTACTTGCTAACTCAGCAGTATCAAATGGTGTCTCATCTTCTGGAGGAATTACTCAGGGTAACAATTTAGAAGCAATTGCAAATACTCAGTTTATATTAAGTTCTGCAGCAGGTATTTTGCAGAGCCATGTACTTTTAGGTGGTGCAACATTCCAGAGCAGTTATGCAACTTCCGGGGGGATGTCATTAACACCCCTAATAGAGCTTTCCGCAGGTGTAGTACAAGCTCAGAGTCTTTCAGGTGTTGGGCAAGTAAGTCAGGATCATAAGCTCTCTCATGGGCAGTCAGAACAGCCTGCAACGAGTTCAGATGGTGCAACAGTACAGACACACGTACTGGTATCTAGTAACGCAGTACAGTTCGTTTTAAGCTCCTCTGGGGCTATAGCCGTAGAAGAGCGGGGATTGCTCCAGGGGAGTTCTGTATCTCAGGGTAATACAATCACTCTCGGGGTTATCCTCCAAGGAAACATATTGCGTGGCACCTCTGCAAGGCAGTTAACTCTGTCAAGCTCTGGTGCAATTACTCAGACAGGTGTTTTACCTCCACTGACAGATGCAGAGTTGCGGGAGATTCTAGCTGGTATGCAACTGGCAATTGCAAGACTACAAGTTAGATTGGATGCAATGTACTAATGAAGAATACAAAGAAAGAGCATCATGAGTGTACTTTATCCTAAGCAGCCATCCTCTCAGAGGACGAAGCCTAACTTTCTCTTAACGCACAAGACGCCAATTACGAGGATTCGTAAGACGGTGGGTAGTTACATTAGTGGCGTGTGGGTAGATGGTGTTGCAGAAGAAGTGACCATCCAGGCTAACGTGCAGCCTACAAAGGGTTCAGAACTCATGGCGTTGCCAGAGAGTGATAGAAGTCGGGACATCATCAAGATTTACACAACAGAAGAGATCCTTGGTGTCCAAGAAGGAGATGGTAAAACCTCCCCCGACTTAATTATCTGGCAGGGCAACACGTATGAGGTTAAGCTGGTCTATGTGCAACGTATGGGTGTACTAGACCATACAAAAGCACTAGCTGCTCGTATTCCTATTTCCGCCGGGGAGTTTACTAATGAGTAAGCTTTCAGTGGAGATTACCTTAACTCCAAAACTTAAGAAGTTCAAAGGAGATAAGAAGGTATGGAATGCCATGAAGCGCAGGCTTAAAACCGGCATGAAGCAATCCGCAGAGGTTGGTTGGTTCAGTGGGAACATCCACATAGGTAGTGAAGGCCAGCTAGATTTACCAACTGCACAGATTGCTAAGTGGAATGAGGAGGGTCACTGGACAGGTGGCAAGTATGGAGTCCACTTCGTACCTCCCAGACATTTTATCCGTACAGGGTTTATGTTCTTATTGGAGAACGGTGCAGGTACTAAGAGGCTCTTGCTTGAGCTTACAAAGGCTGTAGCCGAGGGCAGGCTTACTTGGAATGGTGCTTACATTCGTCTAGGGCAGTCTCTGATTGGAAAGATGCAGAAAGCTATTGAGCTTGATATCTATGTTTCCAACACGCCATTTACAATAGAACTGAAAGGCCATAGCCAAACCCTTATCAACACTCGCCAGATGTTGGAAAAGGTTGAAGCTAGGGTGGGGAGAAAAAGAGTATGAACTTGTATACCTCCCTTGGGGAAAGTATTCAGAGGGCTTTAGAGAATATCTATAAAAGTCAGGGATATGTAAACCCCCTGGTAATTTATAAATTTCAAAATGCTCCAGAGCCTAAGAAAAGCTACGTAGCAATCAGTATTTTATCACTAGCTGCAGACGGAAGAGCAACTAAGTCTGCAACACTAGAGAATGTTGTAGTTGATGGAGTTGAGAAGGGTAGATTCTACCACCAACAACATTATACAGCGCAAGTGCAGCTATCCTTTATTGGTGAGGATTCTGGGGATATGTCCTTGGATCTGAAACAAGCAATGGCGGGTAGTGTGTACGCAAAGGATGCTTTCGGAGTAGAGAATCTAGCTCTGAGGCAACATGGTGATATTCGCCACAATCCACAACTCCGTGAAACTCGTTGGGTTGATTCGTTTAACTTTGATTTAAGTCTTGGTTATAGCGTTAGCTCTACAGAAGATGTTGATTGGGTTGCCGCAATCACAGTCAACGGTATTCAAATTCCAGATAACATTTAAGGATCAGTAATGGCTGAACTAAGTAACATTGTTGAAGTTTATATTTCTCGTGAAACAACTCAGATTGACACAGCGAGTTTTGACAAACCCCTATTTCTTGTTGAACTGCCTGATACGGTAGACAACACAGACCCAATGCACCCGGTGTATACGCCTGCAGACGTTTCTCAGCGTGTGCGTGCATATACATCTCTTACCTCTGTAGGTACAGATCTTGGTATTAACAGTGCAGCTTACCGCATGGTGGCTAAGGCTTTCAGTGGTGACCAACGTCCTAGTACCGTTTACATTGGTGTGAAGAACACGACGGAGACTTACGCTCAAGGCGTGCAAGCTGTATTGGCTGCAAGCAATGAGTGGTATATCTTGGCTATTGATAGCAAATCTGCAACTAACATCTCTGCAGTTGCCGAAATTATTCAAGCTACTCGCAAGATGTTCTTCGCATCTACTGCTGATGCTGCTGTTATTAACCCAACAAGTACAACTGACGTTGGGTATACACTGAGCAATTCCAATTATGACCGCACTGTGTTGGTATACCACCCAGATGCTGTTACTGCACATCCTGAATGCGCTTGGCTTGGTAGCCAGATTGTAGAAGTTCCTGGCAGCAATACTTGGGCCTTCAAGAAGGGTGCCGGTCTTGCTACAACTAGTTTGTCTGAGACGGCTGTACAAGCTCTTAAGGCAAAGAATGTCAACTATTTCATCTCAATTGCCGGTGCATCTGTCTTCCTTGATGGGGTTACTTCCCAAGGTGAGTGGATTGATACCATGATCTTCGTTGATTGGATGTACGCTCGTATTCAAGAGCAAGTATTCTACCGTATCATTAATAAGAAAAAAATCCCGATGACTCAGGCTGGTGCAACAATCATCGGTGCTGAAATTCGTAGCGTGATTTCTCAGGGTGTTGCTAACGGTGGTATTGCTGACACTCCAGCACCCCGTGTAATCGAGCCTAACGTGTTGGCTATCCCAGAGATTCAACGTGGACAGCGCATCATGGGTGACTTCAAATTTGAAGCTCGTCTTGCTGGTGCAGTTCACAAGGTTGTGATTCGCGGGACTGTCGGGTACTAATCACACGTAGGCCACCACGAGGTGGCTTATTTAGAGATACACACAAGGAAATAAATAATGTCTCAAGCTAAAATTCTAGGTACTTACAGCCCAGAAGACGTGACGATGGTGATTAGTAATTCTAATTTCTCGCACACAGTTAACGGTTTCACAGAGGGCACCTTCATTACTGTTGGTCGTGAAGTACCACACGCCACTCTTTACACAGGTGCTGACCTGAGTAACGCACGGGTTATCCGTCGCAATAAGGGTGGTACTATTAACGTAACACTTCACCAAGCTTCTGAAAGCAATGACGTTCTATCGTACTTGCTACAGAAGGATGAAGAAAGCCCGATGGGGGATTGGCTATTTTCTATCACCATCAAGGATGAACTGGGTCGTAGTGTGTTCCACTCGCCAGTGACCTTTATTGCACAACCCCCAGAGGCTTCTTTTGGTACTGAAATTACTGATCGCCAGTGGGTGCTACAAGCTGTCAGTATTGATCAAATCCAAGGTGGTAACGGTAAGTTCTCGCCTGATACTTCGGCTACTCTGGCTGAAATGGGCTTCGTACAAGAAGACCGTTGGTTGGCTAACTAATAATCGGGAGTGATGTCTATGTCATTAGCTCATTACTCCCCAGAGGAAGTAGTATTCCTTTTGGGGGGTGTTGTTCAGATTGATGGTTTTGCTGATGGCACTTTCATCACTATCCGCAAATCAACTCCAGTATATGAGACTGTAGTCTCTGCTGACGGCAAGGTTTCACGTACACAAGTGGATAACCCACTTTATACGGTAACTCTGACGCTTGCAGCTACAGCCTCCTCAAACGAGTTACTGGGTACTGTTGCATTTGCAGATAGAAAAACAAACAAAGCTAAGATGCCCCTATTGATTAGGGATCATTTTGGTAACTCACTATTCTATGCCTCTTTGGCATGGATTGAAGGTATTCCCGACACGACATATACAACAGAAGTGAGTTCCAGAGATTGGACTTTCTCTTGTATCGGTGTTACCAACATTATTGGTGGTAATGAAGGCACTAACCCAGTTCCTGACTTCCTAGCTGCTCTTGGCCTGGAAGGTTTGTCTGCTCTCTTTTAAGGTGTGATATGGATGTTTTAACATACAGCCCAGGGCAGGTAGTAATTAGTATCTGCGGCTATATTGTAGAGGGTTGGAGTAACATCTCAGTTGCTTTCAACAGCCCAGTGTTTCGTCAAGTTCGTGGAATTCGTGGTAAGAACACTAGAATCAGAAATAAAGATACTTCAGCAACAGTACGTATCTCTCTTATTCAAAGTAGTGTAGCAAATGACGTATTAACTAACCTACTAAGTGAGGATCGAAACTCAGGTGCTAGTAGGTTGGATATTACTATCAAAGATAACTCTGGTACAGGATTGTTTTCATCCTCTACGGCCTACATCGAAGGCTTCCCAGAGATGGGGTATGCTGCATCCCAGTCTGAAAGAGTATGGACGGTACTCTGTGACGCTTCAAGCAATGTCACGATTGGTGGTAATGCAGAACAAGGTGTTGACTTTGCCAGCATGGCTGGTGCAGTCATTAGTAAGATTTTCTAAATAAATAAAGGATTGTTATGTTTGAAACTAAAGATATTTCCCTGTATGGTGACAACTACACGCTGAAGAAGTTCCCAACTATCGAGGGATTGAAGATTCGTAAAGAGTTTTACTCTATGCTGCAATCTGGTGAAGCAGTGCCTCCTGTGGATTTTCAAGTGAAGGTCATTTGTGCTGGTTCAACTGTGAATAGCATTCAGATTGACCAGAAGAAGTTTGAAACTCATTTCCGTGGTAAGTATGACGCTATTGACGAATTGTTCACTGAGATTCTGGACTTCAACTTTGGTATTAAGGCCGAAGCTGAGGGAAACGAATCAAACGCTACAGCAGAGTAAGTAAGCCTCCTGTAGCGAATACGCCAGTTCCAAAAGAGATTGAAAAACTTGAAAAAGAGTTTACTGGCAATTATGAAATTTTGAGAGTGATCTTTGCAAATAAAGATCCACTCTTGGCTTACCACTTACTTAAAACAGAAATCCCACTAGACACCGTAGAAGAGTTTCTTGAGTATCTAGACGCCAAGGAAAGCTTGGAGCAGTGGGGAAGAGATAAAGCAAAAGCAGAGGCTGCGGCCAATGCAAACAAATAAAGGTAAGACATGGCATCCCCTGTAGCAAGCTATTTTGCGCGAGTTGGTATTGATGTAGATACTAGCAGCTTAACCAAGGTTGATGCTTACTTCCGTGCCCTGGAAGGTAAGTTCAGTAAGATTAAGGGCAGGCTGGGGAATGGTGTTACTCTCCGTGTAAACGCAGAACTACAATTCACTAAGAGCTACAGACGAGTCAACGAACAACTGAAGCAGATGGGCAACAGCCTGACGCTTACAATTAAGAAGTTGAACTTTGCAGTTAATGCCAAGCAGATTAAATCTCAAGCAGAGGGTCAGCTTCGTACTGGTCTTCGTGTAAAGATTGATCCATACATTACACGCACTGACATTCTCGCCATCCGGCGTCAAATTCAATTTGGACTGACACAGATCCCAGTTACATTGAATGTCCCCAGGAACATCCGAGTCCCTAATGCCTCTGTGAGGGGCGGAGGAGGCTCTGGAGGCTCTAATAGGGGCGGGGGTGGCCTGGGTAGCCTGCCGCCCTTCTCGACGCTCTCAAACCTTTCTAGGGGCCTTAGCGGGTTCTTCTTGCGGGGTGGTGTCAATGCCCTACCGTTCATCGGCGGTGCATTGGGTATCAACAGGCTGGCAGAAGCAAACACAAACTACACATCTCAGAAAATTGCTTCTAATACTCTTTTCAAGGGTGTAGAGGGCATCGGGAGTGGGCAAGCAGCCAGGGATCAACTGTTTAATCTGGCACAGGATACTGGTTTTAACTATGGTGAAACAATGCCGGAGTTTAACCGATTCATGGCGTCCTCCATGCCTGCCTTGGGGTATAACCAATCCTTTGATGTATTCAAGGCAGTAACCCAGTTCGGTAGAACCCGAGGCAGTGATCAGGATTCTATCTCCCGTGCATTGAAGGCATTTTCCCAGATGGCTGGTAAGGGTCGGGTTGGGGCCGAAGAATTGCGGCAGCAATTGGCTGATGCCGCAGGTTTTGGTGAATCTCAACTGATCTTTGCAGAGTCTTATGCAGAGTTTACTAAGTCTGGACTAAAAGGCCAGAAAGCAATTGCAGCACTTGGTGATGCAATGAAGAAGGGTAAGGTAAATACTGTAGATGTTATGCCGCTAGTTGCAAAGCGTATGCAGGAGATGGCTAACCCAGGTATCGAGGAAGCTAAGAAGAGTGCTACTGCTGCACAAGCACGTAGTGCTAACGCTCGTCGTAAAATGCTAGAGAGCTTTAGTGAGAATGGTGGTGAAAAGGGTCTAGCAACTATGTGGATGGCTCTTGAAAGAGTTATGACTCGTTTGCAAGATCGTATGCCACAAATTGGTGCTCTTTTTGAAAATGCCATGAATATCTTCGCTAAAGCTGTTGATGGCTTTATGGATATTTCTGATGCCCTCTTCTTTGGTACAGAGAGCGAGTTGACTAAAACTCTCTCAAGTTTTGGCCTGAGCTTAGTGGGTATTCATAACTTTGTTGCCAAGACTGGCGAAGTTGTTGGTAAGTTGGCAGAGGCATTAGGCCCAACCGGAGTCTTGGCAGCTTTAGCTGCTGCTTACGGAATTAAAAAGGCTACACAAGGTGTTGCAGGCGAAGCCGTAAAAAGTGCCACAGACAACGTGGTAGATCGTGTGTTTGGTAACAGTCTTGCCTCCTACTCCGTAGCAGCCCCTGGTGGGAAAGCTTTGAGGGTTGTTATTGCGGGTATGGGTGCCATGCCAAATGCCATGCCGGATACAAACACACCGGGTGGCTCGGGTAGTGGCAGAGGTCACGGCAGTACTCCCAAGAAGCAAGGTTGGCGTCAAAAAGCTGGTGGTTGGTTTGGCAAGCAATCTGGTAAGTCTAGTAACCTAACACTAGGCGTTGCTCTGGCGTTGGGTGGGTTAGCAATTAGCGAACTGCCAGAGGAGAAGGTAAGCCCAGCAGGGACACTCAGTGGCCCAATGGGTGCTTCGCCTTTTGGGTGGTTAATGGCTAAATCTCAAGATTTGTGGGGGGAAGCCTCGAACTTCAATGCAAACAAGTTTACAGAGTCTAAGATCTCGGCAGCAACCCCTATTACAGACAAGGCAATGCAAGGCTACATCCCAAGTACTGTAAATCACCAAGTAGATTTGAAGGCTAATATTAAGATCGAGGCTGGCACTGCTGATGAAGCTCTTGTTAAATTCCGGCAAGAGCTGGATGCACAAGTTAGACAGTCCTTCCTGATGCCTGCACTCAAAGAGGCTCAGAGCACGTTCAGTAACTACGCTAAGTAACGAAAGAAAATATGACCCTAGCAGTTAAAATTGGTGATGACAACTCTCCTGTACGGGGTTTAATGTACTTTGACGTAGTTACTAGCTTCTCGGAGACAAGGCAAGGCAGTGTTACTGCCTTCCCCCTTGATGCGGGAGTTTCTATTGCTGATCACTACATTGCAAAGAACCCGACCTTTCAGGTTAAGGGTATTCTAAGTGCAGTGGATATCACAGGAGTAAGCTCTACAGTTAAGGTGGATGGTAGTGCCCCAATTAATTCAAAGGCACTGCCTGAATCCCCACTGATTGTAGATTTCAGTATGGGTATTACAAAACTACTCCCTGGAAGTATCAACCAGTTCTTCAAGACTTCAATCCCGAGTGTTATCGCTGTAGGTGGTATTGCACCAACAGAAGACAAGGTTAAGGAAGTGCTGAGAGAGTTGATGACTGGAGTTTATTTCAATTCTGCTACTAAGAGGTATCAGAACAAGATGACTCCTATCACTCTGTACGAGATGGATGGTGGGAATATCAAGTCATCTCACACAGACTTGGTGTTGACAAACTTCTCGATTGACGAAGATGCAGAGAGTGGCGATAGTAATATCCCCCTAACACTGACATTTGAAAAGGTTAGGTTTGTGGCTGTAGAGAAGACTACCGGGGCTGATAAAGCTAAACAACCCAAGAAGGTTGCTAAGAAGGTTAAGAAAGGTGTTAAAACTCCTAGTGTGAAAGACTGCGTAGCTGCAAACAGTAACGTAATCAACATATCCAGCACCATCTCTGAGGTTAGGCTTCCGCAAGATCCTAGACCATTCTCAGGGACATTCAGCGACATTGCAGGAGATTTCCGATGAAGTGGGTTAATATCGCTCTACCACTCTACGAAGAGGAAGATTACAGCTACACAGTAACCCTTGAGGGTGAAGCCTACGACCTTCGTATTTACTACAACACAAGAATGTCAAAGTGGTTCCTAGATTTAGTCAGGGATGACGGTACACCAATGGTTGTTGGAGTGGGGATGGAAATTTACTATCCAATCCTGCGTGAATATTACTTAGAAGATATCTCTGGGTTTATGTGGTTGCAACCAATTGGTGGTGATGGTAATGAAAGTCCAGAACACCCAGAACTACTTAGCAAATACTACGAACTATTCTATATGTGGCAGGTAGAAGAATGATTCTCCAAAGAGACAGAAACTATGTGTTGGTTGTTGGTGTCCCAGGTAAAGGTGAAATTGAAATCACTGGCCTGCACATCACATTCCAAATTAAAAAATCCTCTGACAATAAAAAGAAGGGTAATCAAGCTTCTGTCTCAATCTACAATCTGGCAGAAGATAAGCGTAAATCCTTAGAGGCTACGAATGTGCCTGTGAGGTTGGACGTAGGGTATCTGGACACTGGGTTGCATGAGTTATTTCACGGAGAGAGTACGGATATTGTAACCACCCGCAGAGGTGAGGATATCGTTACTACTGTGACGCTAGACGCAGCATACACTGGACTCAATCACAGACTGATCAGTAAGCTTGCAGCCCCTGGTAGTACTGTTGAGGATATTGTCCGTAATCTTGCTGTAAGTATGCCAGATGTAGCCAGAACAAAGTTCAGTGGTAAAGGTCTAAAACAAAAGGCTGTTGACGGGTATCCAATGTCTGGGACACCTAGACAAATCTTGACGGAGCTTTGTGATGCTTTCGGACTTGAGTGGCAAATCGACAGTGGCATTCTGTACGTTACAGACGTTGTAGAAAGCTTCATGACTAATGCCCAGGCATTCGTTATTAATGAGATGTCAGGTTTGATTGAAAGACCTGAAGTTACTGAAGTTGAGAAGCAGCGTAAAAAAGGCGATAAGAAAAAGAAGGGCAGAAAGGGTTTGCAAATCAAACTCTTACTTAACCCAATTCTTCAAGCTGGGGGTTTGATCAAGTTAGAGTACGGGGATTTATCCGGGATGTACAAGATCATTGATATCCAGCACGAAGGTGAAATTTATGGGAGTAATTGGATGACCACCATTACAGTAGGAAGTAAGGAATAAGTATGGCAGACTTGACATTAGGGGAAGTGATTAACGGGTTGTTTGAAGGACGAGCAAGCCGTATGAATACATCACTACCTGGGGTAGTGATCGGGGTGAGAGATGGCACAGGGGTTTTCCTTGATGTTCAACCTGCTATTGACTTGTTGGCTGAAACTGGTGAGACTCTTCCAAGAGCACCCATCCTTAATGTGCCTGCAATGATGCCCATGTCTAGTACTGGTGGCTTGCAGTTTGAGATTAACGTAGGTGACCCTATCCTACTCGTATTCTCCCAGCGTGGTTTGGATACGTGGAAGGCAGGGGTTGGTAAACCTAACGCACCTAGAGATGGGAGAATGTTTGACCCGAGAGATTGCTTTGCAATCCCTTGCGTATTCCCATCTAAAGCTACTCCTGCAAACCCCAGTAAACATACAAATCCCCACTCTGCCAAAGACGTTGTGTTAGTACACAATATCGGAAAGCCAAATGAAGTTGAAATTCGTTTGAAGAAGAACGGGGATGTTTACGTTAAGACGGTCGGACAGGTTCTTGTAGACTCTGGTACTGCAGTTGTTAATGCTTCAACTGCTACAGTTAATGCTGAAACTACTATCAATGGTAACACAACGATTAACGGGAATCTTAATGTCTCTGGGACGACAACTGCACCAACTATTAGTGCAACAACAAGCTTGAAGATCGCAGGAACAGAGATGAAAAATCACGGACATACTGGCGTTGAAACAGGCTCTGGTACAACAGGAGGCCCAGTGTAATGGACATCAAATTATCCCTCCTCACAGGAGATGCAGAGTTCGTAAATGGTGGTACTCCTGTAACGCAAGACGCTGGAGAGAGTGTATCTCAGAAGCTGTACATCATGCTCAGAACATTTGCTGGTGAGTGGTTTCTCAATGTAGATCATGGCATCCCATATTTTCAAAGCATCCTGGGGCAGAAAGTAACGACTCAGGCTGTTGACCTCATCTTTCAGCAGAAAATTCTAGCGGAGGAAGGAGTTCAAGAACTCTTATCATTCTCCTCTACACTAAACACTTCTAGCCGAGTTTATTCTATGTCCTTCAGTGTAAGGACACATGACTTGGTTATCGACATTCAAAACATTGAGGTGACTATCTAATGGCAGGAGTAACAGAAGCTGGTTTCGTTACAAAACGATTTCCAGAAATTATTGATGGCTTGCGTGCGCAGGCTGTCCCTTTGTTCCAAGACCTTGTGCAGCCAGGGGAGGCTGTAGACACGTCAGATAGCACCTTGCTGGGCCGTTTGATTGGTTTGACTACCCCATCACTAGCAGAGCTTTGGGAAGCCATGCAAGAGGTTTACGCGGCTTTTGATCCTAACACCTCCTCTGGTAATGCCTTAGATAACCTCGTCGCTATTGGTGGTTTAGTAAGACGTAAGACAACCCCCACATCGTTTTCTGGGATTGTTTGGGGAGACACCTACACAGAGATCCCGCTGGGTAGTCTAGTGCAAACCTCTGCAGGTAATACTCAATTTGCATCAACATCAAAAATTCAACTATCTCCTGCTAACGTAATCGGGGCTGGCATTCAGATTAGTTCTATAGTGGTTGGCATGGAGTATGTTATTACTCTGTCCTCCTACGCTGGCATCGTAGTAGTCAGTACGGTTGCCGTGTTAGGGGATACTGCTAGTACTATTCTCAGTAGATTGTCAGACGGACTCACGCCTTATACACTCTACAGCAAGAATGTGACAGATGACACACTGTATATCACAATCTCAGAGCACTATAGCGGGTTCAACATCTCGCTTGGTGGGGATTGTATCCAAACTAAAACTGCAAAAAGATTAGAGTTTTCTGCGGTGGATGGTGGCCCTATTACACTATCTCCAAACTCGGTATCCACGATCATTACTCCGGTGTTGGGCTGGGACTCGGTAAATAACCCAGTTCCTGCCACTATTGGTACGACTGAAGAGACAGATGCAGAGTTGAGAGAACGATTTAGGCAGTCTAAATATTTAAGAGCCTCCAATACGGTGGATGCCTTGTATTCTGCTCTGCTGGAGTTGGAAGGTGCTCAGGAAATTCGGCTGTATGTCAACCCTACAGATTTAGTAGATGCGAATTCCCTGCCCCCTCACAGCTTCAAAGTACTAATCCTTGGTGGTGCAGATACCGAGATTGCTAAGATTATCTGGGGGCACACCCCGATTGGAATTTCATCTGAGGGTGCGCAAGAAGTCTCCGTGCGAACATCACAAGGAGCAGAGCAAGTAGTGAAATTTGATCGCCCAGTTTATGTCCCGCTCTACGTGGAGGTCACTCTTAGTACTTATGGTAGCGAGTTTCCGGTTGGCGGGGAAGTGGAGATTAAACAATCCCTGGTTGATTATATCACATCCACACAGACTATTGGTGGTCGTATCGTTTACTCCCGGCTGTTTGACCCAGTTAACCAAACCCCAGGGCATGAGATTGTAACACTCAAGATTGGTACAAACCCTGCAGCCCTCTCCGAGACTTCTGTCTCCCTGGCTTACAATCAAATTGCAACACTAAGTATTGATGACATTAATGTCATCGTATAAATCCAAGGATTCCTATGGCCCTAAATACATTCTATGAAAATGACTTCAGGGTAGAAGCCTTGGAAAGGATTACAGAACAGTTCAAGAATAAACCTGTGTTTCAGAAGTATCTGTTTCTGATGTTGACAGGCTCTACAGAGGCATTAAATGTTGTTAAAGACTTGATGCAACTACGGAGTTTGGACACGGCAGTCGGAGAGCAGTTGGATATTCTAGGGCGTATCGTGGGACAAGACCGTGTACTGGTTGGTGCAGACACTTTCAAGTATTTCGGTTTTGATGGTTCAACCCTGTCAAGTACTTTCGGATCTACCTATAACGAAGCACTTGGCGGGTATTGGTACTCATATGGTAAGCCCGTTGGTGGTAACATCCAACTTAATGACACTCAATACAGGCTGTTCATCAAGGCAAAGATCAAAAAGAATACAACAGACGGTACAGTAGAAAGTGTCCTAGACTTTTTGGGGTTTGTTTTTGGTTTGAAGGGCTATCTGGTATCTAGTTCTGGAGGTAATGCAACCATCAGAGTTAGCAGAAAGCTTTCTAGTTTTGAAAGATCTCTGATTGAATTTGTCGGGGCAGATGGTAGCTATTTCCTGCCAAGACCCTTGGGTGTCCAGTTAACAATCCAAGAGCCAGAAAGTAATGGTACTTTTGGCTTCCTTGGGACACCTTTCGCACTGGGTATGGTAAGTTTTTATACTATTAACCCAGATGGCGGCGTATTGGGAAGTGTATACTCCCCTGAATAATAAGGATTAAAGATGGTAATGACAGTCAAACCAGATATGACTAAGATCTGGGCAGCTACTGGGGCTACTGCTGCACCGCCTGACGCTAAGATTGCATCGGGTTGGGGCTATGAGATGATGCCTTTCGAGTGGGAGAACTGGATTCAGAATCGTAATGATACGATGCTCAGTTATCTCAACCAACGTGGTATTCCTGAATGGGATGCTAGCACGGAGTATTTTGCTGGGAAGAGTTACGTTACAGGTGCAAATGGCGTAGTTTATTTTTCTATCTTAGATAGTGTTGGAATTAACCCAACTAGTGACGTTTCTGGTAAATGGGCTAGAGCTTTCCCATCCATTACAGGGGGTGGGGCTAGCGGTACTTGGACAATTTCAGTCTCTGGTAATGCAGCAACAGCTACAAAGTTTGCAACTGCACGCACTATCTCTATTACTGGAGATGCAACGTGGACAACTTCCATTGATGGCAGTGCAAACGTTACTGGTGCTCTCACTCTTGCGAACAGTGGTGTTACGGCTGGTACTTACAATAACGTAGCAACTGCGGTCACTCCTATCACTGTTGATGCTAAGGGCCGTGTAACTGCCGCTGGCGCTGCTGTAACGATTACCCCTGCATTTTCTAACGTCACAGGTAAGCCTACAACCCTGACGGGCTATGGAATTACAGACGCTACCCCATCTTCTCACGTAGGGTCTACTGGCGCATCGCACGGAGTTGCTACAACATCTGTTGCTGGATTTATGTCTGCTGCAGACAAGACAAAGTTAGATGGTGTTTCCGCAACTGGCGGCGCTGCTCTAGTGGGGTTTCAGCAGGCGGGAACGGATGCAATTGCTCGGACTGCGCAATCAAAGATGCGCGAGGTCGTGAGCGCAAAGGACTTCGGGGCTGTCGGTGACGGTGTTGCGGATGACACGGAGGCACTTAAGGATGCGATCGCATACTGCCGCTCAACTGGCGCATGGCTTCATGGCGTTGGTGGCGAAATCTACAAAGTCACTGACACGCTTGTGTTCGGCTCCGATACGCTCGCATTTGTCAATTTTGACGGGAATGGCTGCGAGATTCTGGTCGACTCGGCCACTGACATTTACGCCATCGACACATCCGGTATTTCATCTGCATATTGCGAGTGCGGCG